AGTCATATTAATTACTCCTATAGTAAGTAAAAGTTAAAATACACACCCTAACTAGTAGGATGCAACCCTTGAAGTGGCTCATGGTTTTGACCCACTTCGAGTTCTTTTGCTTGCACAATGCTTAGCCTCCTCGTGGATAATCTTATCCAGAGAAAGCTCGCACTCTGTAAACTTCTTATGATCGAGCCTACGCTCAAGTTCTAAGATTAACTTGTAGTCCATTTCGCCCTCTCATGTCTAGTAAACGAAACACCGTTGCCAACATAAACAACCTGTTGGCTTACGGTTTTACCGTTTACTTGAGTTGACGAAATGACCCTGCGGTCGCCTGCTTTCTTATTTTTATTGAAAGCTCTTGGTAAATGATTTTTCATAAATTTTCTCCATATAATAATTAAGATTGCGAAGCGCGTTGCTTACAATCTTGCTCCATAAGAAATTTACCCACAGCAGTTAAAACTACAGGAAACATACGTCTCCAAATACCTTTATCCTGCACATGGGTAAACGTTACGCCCTTGCGGACAAGCTCCACAAGTTTCTCGGCCTGTTCTGGATTGGCCTCAAAACTCATGTAGATAAACCGGCCCATAAGAACTAAGTTCCAATCGTTATCGGTCTTAGTTCCTTTGTTGCCTTGTATCTTCCTACCAGCAGACCAATTTCTGCTGTAGGTATAACGATCAAACTTACCACTCTTCCAAGACTGATAAGCTTGCTCGACACTCGTATAATATTGACGACCATAAAAGAACGGACGGTAAGCAAGATTACTTAACCAAGCGTTCTCATCGGTCGTATACCAAATGTTCATAATCATTTATCTAACTCCTTTTTAAGTTGTCTAAATTCCCTAACGCTTAATTTTTCCAAGGCCTGACTGAACCAAGCGGTTCCAAGTGCAACACCTATAATTAAGCCCAATACAAATACTAAAAACTCCATAATTAAATCTCCTTCCAAAATTGTGCTTGATTTCGATAAGCACGATACGATGTTTCAACACGCCAATCTTGAATAAAAACTAGATTGAGATCGCAGTAACCAGAAACCTCAGTGTGACCGGTATCGTAAACAATACCAAGATCAACTAACTGAGCCAGAATACCTTTATTCTCAGCATAGTTTTTAACGAAAGTCCAAGATGACCCCATGCGTTCCGCAACAGCTCGCAAGTGACCGCAAGGCATATCTTCAAACTTTGAATGAGCCGGCCAGCCATTCGCTAACAGAGCCTCATTGAAAGATGGCAAGTTAGCGGTAATCATCATGATCGGCTCATACTCATACAAAGAACCTTCAGAACCAACGAGCCTTAGCGCAGGGCGCTGAAACTCGTCTGAATAACATAAAACATCAAGATCGACCGTATACCGATCACCATTGATGGTATTGATTTGTAAATTTTTCATAACATACTCCATAAGTTAATAGTTAAAATACACCCTCCCGAAGCAGATGTGTAGCGACCTGGAAGGTCGCGGGGGGGATAAGCACTGGTTTTGGGGTAGTTTGTGGTACACCCCGGTACACCTTAAGTTATTGATTTTGCTAGCAATAGTCTAAAAGGTGTACCACGACTAAAATTTAGCTGGTACACCGGAAACCCTTGCGATAGCTAGGATTCTTTGATGGTGTACCATTTGTACCGGTAAAAGTACAAAACAAACATGGTTTTTTAACTACGGTCTACGGTCTATCTCTAAAAGCTAACGCTAAACTCGTGGTACATTCGGTACACACGATGGATTTTTAGCGGATAGCCTTTGAGAACAACGTCTCCCGGTGTACCGCAACGCACAAATTTATCTGGTACACAGGTGGTACACCCGGTACACCTGTTCCCTACGATATTTGTACTAGTACACTAATCAACGATCCTTAGGCGTTCCATCACATACGTGATGATAGTAGTTATAGCAGGTGATGATAGTAGAAGGGCACACTTTTCGGAAACCAGTCTAAAAAAAAGGACAGACAATACATTCGGTACTGCCTGTCCTTAGTGGCTTTACCAGCCTAACTCACCTTTTTTATGCTGAAGGTAGAGTCGGTAAACAAAATCTACGTAATCAAAACTTTCGTTGATTTCGTCTTTGATTTTCTCTACCTCTTCACCTATTTCAGTTTTGTAGGTTGCGTGGAAGATCTCCATCTCTTTATCGATATCGGGATGATTACCTTCGAGAAAAGTTGGAGTTAGCGGTTCTGGCTCTGGCTCGGTAGTCGATGCCTTGTAGCCGTCTTTAGTTGCTTCATAAGCTTGATCGATTAGTTTCGAAGCGAAGCCGATGGATGCGCCTAGAGCTACGAAAGAAACATAGCCAGTTTTCCTGACTATGTTTGCTCCGTTAGCTACGATTCCGCGGATAGAAGAATCTTTAGCTTTCATTGCTGACCTCCATATCTTTGGCGGACCAAGCAGTGAGCTTGATATTATCTACCACTGCAGTGAAGAGATCTCTATGAAAGCGTTGGTGAATGTTCACCGTAACATCGAAGACCTGCGGATTATCCTTGTTAGGATTAAAGTTAAGGAAATGATTTCCGATAGGTTGCGGATACCATCTACCATCGACACCGTTTTTCTCACTGCCACGAATAGGCAAAGATAACGAACCAGTTTTCTCGTTGACGTTAACCGCCACTGAGATGATTTTTGTATTACTCATATATACTCCATAAGTAAGATGTGGCCACGGAATTGTAACCACACAAGAACGAAACAGAGTTGGAGTAACCCAGGGGGTTACGTTGGGGGCGAAGTGAGATGATTACTACAGGGGTAAAATCTAAACAAGGTTCCACACGTAAAAAAATAGAAACAAGGTTCCAAACGTAAAATCGGGGACGGGAGGGCAGAATAGTGATAGTAACACAATGTGTGTACGCGGTTTTTGAAAAAATTTTCACAAAAAAATTTTCAGAAAAAAAATTTATAGGATAAAGTAGCATTGCATGAGCACTAAGAAGTGTGTGGGGTGCAAAAAGACTTTCCCAAAAACTGATTTTGAAGGGTCAAATGCCAATGGCAAATTCTCTAGAAAATTTTGTAAAAATTGTTTACAGAGCCAAAGAAATAAAAACAAAAGTAAATCCCCAGAAGCCTACCTACGTCATCTATATAGTCACCTAAAACATTCCCGCCATGCTGGTACAGAAGATCTAGTTTGGGAGATAGAAGTTGAAGATTTGTTAGCAATATGGGAAGCACAAAACGGCAGGTGTGCACTGACAGGTTTGCTCATGACATACCACAAAGACGGTAACGGTAAAAAAGATTTGAATGCCTCTATCGATAGAATAGATCCAGAAATTTGGTACATACCCAGCAATATTCAACTAGTTTGCAGTAGAGTAAATGTATTGAAACATAATTTATCTGAGGACTTATTGTATTGGTGGGCTAAAAATATAGTAGAATTCAAAGAGAATGACTGATAAAAAAGAAAATTTCGAACAAGAAAGGGCCGAGCTACAGTCACACTACCCATATCTTGATATACCTTTGAACGAGCTAAGCACTCAAGAAGAAAGGTTATTGTTGTTTCATCTACGCGGTATGTCCAAAGCTGCTGCGGGAAGGGCCGCCGGTTACCAGAACACTGAGCATGTTTATAAGATATTTAAAAAACCTGCTATACAAAAGGCCCTGGCCCATCTACGTAGGGAATTCAGAGAAGAGATAAAGTTCGATAAACAGGCGGCTACAAGCATGTACCTGGAAGCGCACCGTAAGTCGGCGACCGCAACTGAAGAGAAAAATATCACTGATTCTTTATGTAAGCTCCACGGTCTATTTGCCCCGGAGCATGCAACCCAGATCAATATCAATCTAGACCGTACTGTAGAACAACTTGAAAAACTACCAGACGCGGAGTTACTCAAGATAGCGGGTACGGACAATCAATACTTATTACCAAAACGCGATGGAAATAAAGAAGATTGAATGTCTTACCTGTAAGGTATCCCATCCAGATACGTTGTACCCAAGCGATGACGGTATCTGTGTGTACTGCAAAGCGGACGAAGCTGAGCGAATCGAAGAGCCTCAAATAGAAGTTGCAGAAGAAACAACACCAGAAGAAACTGAACAAGAAAAAGCGCAGCGTGAACTTGCGTTACGAGCCCTGGCCCGTAAACACTTGTTACCGTTCGTAGAACGTTTCAACCCAGACTATATGGCAGGTTGGGTACACAAAGATATTTGTTTACGGTTAGAAAAGTTTAGTGAAGATGTTGAAAATAGAAAGTCACCTAGACTTATGTTGTTTATGCCACCACGACACGGTAAATCTACTTTGGCATCAGTTGCGTTTCCAGCTTGGCATATGGGCAGAAACCCTGAACATGAGTTTATTAGTTGTTCGTACTCTGGATCGTTGGCCATGAACTTTAGTCGTAAGGTTCGTCATCAGTTAAGAGAACCTAATTTTAAAAATGTTTTCTCGGGTGTATCGCTCGACCCTAGTTCGCAGTCCGTAGAATCATGGAACACAACCAAGGGCGGTGGTTATGTAGCCGCGGGTGTTGGTGGTGGTATTACCGGTAAAGGTGCGCACGTGCTCGTCATCGATGACCCTGTTAAGAACAGAGAAGATGCGGAGTCCGAGTACAATCGGGATGCGGTTTGGGACTGGTATACATCAACTGCTTACACAAGGTTAGCCCCAGGGGGCGGTGTGTTAGTAATCTTAACAAGATGGCACGATGATGATTTAGCAGGTAGATTACTACAAGCGGCAGCAGGCGGTGCGGATCAGTGGGAAGTCGTTAAATATCCAGCGCTCGCTGAACAAGATGAGACTTTTCGAGACAAAGGCGAAGCGCTTCACCCAGAGAGGTATAGTCAAGAAGCGTTAACCCAGATTCAAAAAGCAGTGGGGCCGAGAGACTGGTCGGCTCTGTACCAACAGAACCCTGTATCAGATGAAGGTGAATATTTTAATCGAGAGATGATTAGATACTACGATGATATGGACATTGATTTTGATCGGTTACGTTACTACTGTGCCTGGGATCTGGCGATCGGGCAGCGCGAACGTAATGACTATTCGGTCGGTATCGTAGTCGGTGTTGATGAGTATGATAATTTATTTGTTGTTGATTGTGTCCGAGGCAAGTATGATGGTTTTGAATTGGTGGAAAGAATATTAGATTTGTACCAAGAGTGGCAACCCCATGTGGTCGGAATAGAGAAAGGTCACATAGAAATGGCGCTCGGTCCGTTCCTCCAAAAGCGGGTACGCGAACGTGGACTCAACGAAGCTTACTTCAAAGATTTAAAAGTGGGCCGAAGGGATAAAGAAGCGAGAGCTCGTGCGATACAAGGACGGATGCAACAAGGCATGGTATACTTTCCGAAAGATCCAGTTTGGGTCGGACCTCTGATTGCAGAACT